AAAGCTGGTTTCTTAGCAACTGATGGAACTGTACGTGTTGCAGCTTCAATCTCTGATTCAGATTTAACAGCGGCTAACTTAGTAGCTACTTTAGATGCTTATGTTACTGCACAACCTGACGAGTTAAAGTTTATGCCTGATGAATCAAAACGTTTTTATGTTACTGATTCAGTTTATAGAGCATATGAGCGTTATTTATCTTCAACACAATTTAGTGGTGTAGCTGAGCAACGTAATGCTTTAGTAAATGGTATTCCTTCATTAACTTTTAGAGGTATTCCAGTTGTAAACTTAAAAGTTATTTCTAAATACTTGTTACAAGATTTCAATACAACTTCACCTCAATCGAGTTCAGTAGTTGATAATAGAATTTTGTTAACAGTACCTGAGAATCATTACATCGCAACTGATACATTAACTGATACAGCTAGAGTTCAAATGTGGTATGAGCCAGTAGAAGACCAAAACTACACACGTTTACGTTATAAGTTAGGATATAACTACGCATTCGGTGAGTTAAACGTATATGGTGGTTGGTAATTAATTGAGGGGTGTAACAGCCCCTCTTAACAATTTAAAATAAAAAGAAAATGGCAACATGTAACGACTTAATAAGCGGAATAAACCCTGATTGTGATGCACTTAACAAAGTAGGTGGTGTAAACAAGCGTGTTTGGATTGGCTTAAAATCAAATATCAGTCACACTATTGATTCTAATGGATATGTATCAGCAATTACAATGGGTAATGTTGGTTCAATTTCATCTAAACTTTATAAGTTTATTGGTAAAAGAGATAAAAATTCTTTCTCTTTCCCAATGACTGCAGGAGATAACATTAATACATTTAACCATACAGCGGTTATGCAATTGTATTATTCTAATCCAGCTGAACTTGAAACACTAAATCAATTGGCAAATGCTGATGATATGGTTGTTTTCATGGAGGGTAACGATGAAAAGATTTATGTATTAGGATTAGGTAAAGGTTTAAACGCTACTGCAGGTGAAGGTGGAAGTGGAACATTATTAAATGATTCAACAGCTTACACAATGACTTTAAGCGGTGAGGAAACAACAGCACCTAAAATCTTTAGAACTAATGCAAGTGCTTCAATCGGTACTTTAACAGCTTACTTAGATAACCTATCTGCTTAATAAATAAAGACTAAAATATTAAAAGCCTTGCATTAAATTGTGAGGCTTTTTTTATTATATTTGCCTAATGAATGGAGAATTAATTACACGTGTTCAAGAAACATTAAAAGAGCCTAAACGTAGGTTAAGTGATTTATTTAATTTGTGTAAAGAGTTGTGCAACCATTCCATAAACGTTAATTGTAGTTCATGTATTACTGAGGGTGTAATATTACTAAGTAATTGGATTAAAAAGAATAACATTCAATTAGAAAATAACAGTTATATGACAAAGGCAGCGAATGGGGAATACGAATTAAAGCCTTTAAAATTATACGTACAAGTTTACGAATGTGGAGATATTGAAAGGCAAAAGGAGTTAGATGCTTGTTTAAAAATTAACAAAGAACGTAAACACATTTACGAAGTTATTGAGATTAAAGAACGTTTAACTTATGCTCAGCTATTTGAAATGTTATGCCCTAACTCAATTAACATAATAGCTAATTCAGATATTTACTTTGATGAAACTATTTTGTTTGCAAGGTTTATAAACGAGAATAACTGCTACGCTTTATCTCGGTGGGATTACCTGGGGGATAAAATGGCGGTATTATTTAATCGTAAAGATTCGCAAGATGCTTGGATTTTTAACGGGAAACCTAAGATAATTGGCGGTAACTTTGAACAGGGTAAAGCTGGTTGTGATAATCGAATAGCATACGACATAAGACAATCTGGTTACAACGTACTTAATCCAAGTAAAACAATACACGCAATACATTTACATTTAACTAATTTAAGAACATACAAGGCTACTGAGAAGATTCCTGAGCCTTATCACTTCATTTTCCCACATTTTTAAAATATGAAAGTATTACATTTAGGTTTATGTGTTAATCCACATGGTTTTAGTTCATTTCCACACGCTTTTAAAAAGGTGTTAGGTGAAAGTAATTATAGAGAATTACAATGTAGCAGCGATACAGCATTTAATCCTAATGCAATAGCAATCTTTAACGAGTTTAAACCCGATCTTGTTTTTATGCAAATACAAGCTGAAAACATTATTCACTCTCAAACCTGTGAGTACTTTTTAAGTCATGGCGCAAAAGTAATTAATTGGACTGGAGATAAAAGGCACGTAATACCAAATTGGATGATTGACATTGCTCCATTTGTTAGCTTAACAGCTTTCAGTAATATGGATGATGTAAAGATGATGCGCCAAATGGGTTACAAGTCAGAGTATTTAGAGATTGGATTTGATGAAGAAATATACACTCCACAAGGTGAAGTTTACCCAATACAAGATATTGTTTTCTTTGCTAATAACTATGGTGTTGGTCATTTCCCTATGAGTGAATATCGTATTAAGTTAGTTCAATTCTTACGTAATAATTACGGAGATAAATTTGGGGTGTATGGTTCAGGTTGGTCAGATGGAAACGGAAACGCTAACCATTCACAACACGTGGAGGCTAAATATTTAAGAGGTGCAAAGATTGTAATTAATTGTTCACACTTTAACGCTGAAAGGTATAATAGTGATAGGCTATTAAGAACGCTTGGTACTGGTTCATTTTGTTTAAGTGCTAAACATAATGGAATGGAACAAGATTATACTCATCAAGAACATTTAGCCTACTTTAATACGTTTGAGGAATTAAGGCATAGAATAGATTTCTATTTAGATAATGAACACGAGCGTAAAAGAATAGCTGAGAATGGCAGAAATTTAGTGTTAAATAGAAATACATTTGTTCATCAAGTTGAAAATATAATTAAATTAGCGGAATGAAAACTTTAGGCTTCATGTCAATTCTTTATGGCAAAGAATATTTAAAAGAATCTTTGTTATCAATTCGTGACCACGTTGATAAAATGGTAGTTGCTTACACTTATAACCCATCACATGGACACGTTACAAATATTAAATGCCCTGAATCAGTTGATGAAATACACGCTATTTGTGCTGAGGTATTAGGTAGTAAGTTAATTTGGGATGAAAGACAAAGCTATCAAGCTGAGAATTTTCATAGGGCAGTTGCACGTGAATACGCAAGTGGATACGATTTAATTTTAACCATTGATGCTGATGAGGTATTTGAGCCAACAGAAGTGCAAAATGCTTTGAAATATGCTTTTGAAAACAAACAACGCTATTACGGAATTAAAGGATATGTAAACTTTTGGAGGTGCTTTGATTTCGCTTGTTACGATGGGTTCAGACCTATAAGAATAGAGAATTTAAGAAACCATAACTCACAACAAAATTTAGAATGCCCATTAACCATTTATCATTTTAGCACAGCACAAAGTGAAACAATAACACGCTATAAGTACACAGCATTTGGTCATGCAAACGAATTAAAACCTAACTGGCTTAATGGTACTTTCTACGCTTGGGACAGAACAAACCAAATAAAAGATTTACATTGTGTGGCTTACAATCTTTGGAACGCTGAGCCATTTGATAAAACTAAATTACCTGACTTTTTAAAAAAACATATAAATTATAATAAAGAACTGATATGATAGTAGCACACTATCACGTTGGTATTTTTGAGTACATACATTTTCCACTATTTTATTTTGCCCTATGCAACAATTAAAAGAATTACCGAACCATTGCTTTAACGCTGGTGAACCTTATTACAACTACATAGATATGAGTAAGGCTAAAGACAATCAAACCATTATTGATATTGGAACATACAGAGGCTTTAGTGCTTTTGCTTTTGGTTACAATAAAACTAATGAAGTTCACAGCTTTGATATTGCTGATTATCGTGAGATTGAGTTTCCTAACAATGTAAAGTTTTATAAAAAAGGTGCTTTACAAATACCAAATGAACTAGTTAAAAAGGCTAACATTATTTTATTAGATGTTGACCCACACGATGGAGTGCAAGAATTTCCTATCTTTGAATACTTAATTGAATGCGGTTTTAAAGGTACTTTAGTTATAGATGATGTAATGTTTAACGAAGGAATGGAAAAGTTCTACGATTCAATTCAATACAATAAATACCTTTGCTTTTGGCATCATACAGGAACGGGAATAGTAAATATAAAATAATATGAGTTTAGCAGCTGTTATTGTTGATACTAGAAATGTAAGTTTATTCCAAGTAATAACTGAGCATTTATATTTTTTACCAAAAGATACAAAACTTTATATTTTTAGTAGTGAGAACCAAAGGCATTTACAACAATTATTAAAATGTGAGTTTCATGTGGTGGATATTAATAGCATTGGTGATTATAATAATTTGCTTACAAGTAAATCGTTTTGGGAAAAAATAGAGGAAGAAAATGTACTGATATTTCAAGAAGATAGCAGGTTATTACGCAAAGGAATAGAGGCATTTTACGAGTGGGATTACGTAGGGGCATCATGGAAGTTCCCTCCATTTGTTGGTAATGGAGGTTTATCATTTAGGCATAAGTCTAAAATGATTGAGATAATTGATAGCATTAGTTGGACTGGTGAATTAAACGAAGATATTTACTTTGCTTATGGATGTCAAATGTTAAATTTAAAGTTAGCACCCATTTTAATAGCTAATAAATTCAGCGTTGAAACTCAATTTCATCTAGGTTCGATGGGCTTTCACGCTATTGATAAATGGTTAACAGAAGAACAGGTAAAACAAATAAAAAAACAATATGAAGTTTAGATTAAAAAAAGAGTTTCAAAACTCACAGATTTTTTGTAAAGACAAAAGCGGTAACGAGGTTTTAATTACCTCAGCGGATTTTAATGATTATTTTGCTGAGTTAATGTTAGCTAACAATCAAGGTCATTTGATTGAACTAAATGCTATGTATGAGCAAATGCTTATCGATGAAAAAAAAACTTTTCAAAAAGTTACGGAAGATGTTATTGCATTAACTTACGAGCCTCTACCGACCGACTTGAAACCACAAAAAGAAATGCCAAAAAAGAGAGGGTTACGTTCAGACGCTGGGAAGCCACGAACACAGAAGGCATAAGTCAAACAACTTATTTAAAAGCTACTGAGATAGCTGCATTGCGTAGCCATAAGGCAATACTTGAACACTCTTTAAGCGAAGGTTTGGAGAGTGTTTTTATTATTGAAGATGATGTTGATTTTACTGATAACTTTAAACAAAAGTTAGTTAAATGTTTAGCTGAGTTACCTCATGATTGGGATGGGCTGCATTTAGGAGGTGAAAGTCCAAATGGGTCGTTATTACATTACTCACCTAACTTATTTAAGTGCCTTGCATCGTGGGGCGGTTATGGTTATATCGTGAATAAAAGGGTAATTCCTAAACTTATTGAGGCTATAAGTCAAGAAAAGATGCCAGTTGATACTTACTACGCTCGAATGATGCCTGAGATGAAGTGGTATAAATCAAAAGAAATGCTAGTTAAACACCTTGCAGGTTATTCCACTATACAAAAAAAACATGTTGATTACAAACATTTGTATTAACTAATTAAGTTAGTATAATAATAGTATTTATTTTTGTAGTAATGAGCAAAAATAAGTTTAATCATTCGCCAAAACCTATTGTTAAGGGCTTTTCAAAGGCTAAATCTTTAACATATAAAAATAGGATTGTTAAAATTGTTGAGGATAATAACTCGGATTTAATTAAATACGGGTCAGATAACGCTTTTCCGCAAAAACTTATTAAACAATTAGATGAAAGTGGAACAGCAACAAGCTGTATTGATATATTAACTCAATACATTTACGCTAATGGCTTAAAGAATGAGGCTTTAGGCAATACAATGATTAATGAGAAACAAAGTTTTAACGAGTTAATTAGTGAGTTAAAGGATTACGTTGCTATATTTCAATCGGTTTGTCTTTATGTTATGCGTGGCTTGGATGGAAATGTTAGCCAATTAAAGGTAGTACCATTTGAGCAAGTTCGCAGAAGTAACGAGGGAACGTTTTTAATTAACCCTACTTTTGGAGATAAATATAAAAAAGAGAAAACAAAAGAATATCCAGCATTTTATGGGGCAACAATTACACCTCAAAAATTAGCTGAACACATTTCAGATTGGGGCGAAGATAAGGGAGAGATACTTTATTATTTTCGTAAAAAACCAATGAAAAATATTTACCCAATACCAACTTTTTATAGTTCAATAGAAGATATAAACTCAGATAGTGAGTTAAGCAAGTACGAATTAGAAACAATCACAAATTCATTCTTAACAAGCGGCATCTTTACTGTTGTAGGTAACTTTGACACCACGACTAAAGATGAAGATGGCATGACTGAGCAGGATTACATGGATGAGGCTTTAAATGCTTTTACTGGTAATATTAAAGATGAAAGCGGTGCAAGTGGCAGACAAAAACTATTAATACTACAAGCTAAGACAAAAGATGAAGTCCCAGTATATCAGTCAATCACAAACGAGGGTGTTTTAAATGCTTCCGACTTAGCGACTAAAAGAATAGCTGAAAAGGTTTCACGTGCTTTTGGTGTTCCTCCTTTTTTAATTGGATTAGGTGGGAACGTTGGATTTGCAACTAATATAATTGCTGATAACATTAAGCTATTTAACAATCGTGTTTTATTACTTCAAAACATAATTACGGATGCGTTAGAAACTTGTTTCCCACAAGCTGATTTTGAGTTAACACAATTAAACCAATTTAACATTCAAGAAAATGTCATACAAGCCCCTAATAATTAAATCTGACTTTTCAGCTTACTGCAAATTAGGTAAGAATATAACTGATGCGGATTTAGATTTACATATAAGAGATGCTCAGGAAGTTGATTTATTCTCATGGGTAAACGATGACTTTTATACTGACTTAATGGATAACTTATCTACTAAGCCACAACTTACAGCTTTGTTTAATGATTATGTAAAACCTTATTTAGTATTAACCGCTTACTATAAGTTTTTATTGTGGCATGGAGCAAATGTATCTCAATACGGAGTAAGGCAAAATAGCGAAGGCACAAGCGAAGAAATAACAGATAAGCGCAGAGGTGAGTTATTAGGAGATATTCAGAGCAAAATAAATGTTTACTTGAATAAGTTAAAGGATAGGTTGCATGATGATAATTACACTTACGATTCAGTTGTTTATGATTGGTTTGGAGATTGCGACAAAATACAAATGAAGCCACAAGTAAACGTTAGGCAATTAGGTCAAATAAATAGATACCCTAAACATAATTACAGAAGATATGGTCATCAGGAGGATTAAAGGGGATACGTTCCCTATAAAAGTACAAGTGCTTTCAGAGGATGGAACTGCTTTTGATTTAACTTCATGTACTGCATTTCTAACAGTTAAAAAACGTTTGGAAGATGCTGATAGTGCTGCTTTAATTGCTAAAAGTACAACAAGTCATGTAAGTGCAACAGAAGGAATAACACAATTTTCTTTATTAGCTACTGATGTTGATTATGTAGGTTCTTTTTATTACGATGTTAAAGTAAAAGATTCAAACAATATTATTTATTCAGTTGTTACAAATAGGATAATTTTTGAAAATCACACAACAATAAGAACTTCTTAAAATGCCAACACCTTATAAATTAAAGTTACTAAACGGGGTTCTAAAACTTAAAACGTTTAGCGACCAAGTATTATCTATTCTTGGAATTAAAGATTTAGGAACACGTACTGGAAATGTAACTAATGGAGTTGTTGATTGGTCTATTCAGCACTTTACTAAAACAACTGCTCAATGGTCAGGCGATACAACCACTATATTATTACAAGGTCAAGTAGGAATTGAAAACACAGGAACAACTACTTACAAGTTTAAAATAGGTAATGGAATTGATTTATGGAGTGCTTTAGGTTATGCAGGTGGAGGCGGTGATACAAGTACTTTAGTACCTTACACAGGTGCAACTACAAATGTTGATTTAGGAGAATTTGAATTAAAAGCAGGTCAAGTTGAGTTTGACCAAACACCAACTGGTACAGCAGGTGTTGCTGTAATGCGTTGGAATGATACCGATGGAACTTTAGATTTAGGTTTAAAAGGTGGTAATGTTACACTTCAAGTAGGTCAAGAACAAGTTGTAAGAGTAGTAAACAAAACAGCTACTAATGTAACTTTATTAGAGGCTAATTACCAAGCTGTAAGGATTACAGGAGCGCAAGGGCAACGATTAAAAGTTGATTTAGCTTTAGCCACAAACGACGCATTAAGTGCTGAAACAATTGGACTTGTAACTGAAACAATAAATAATAATCAAGAAGGCTTTATAACTACAAGTGGACTTGTTAGAGGCATAAATACAACTGGAAGTTTACAGGGCGAAACGTGGGCAGATGGGGACATTGTTTATTTAAGTCCAACAACTGCTGGAAGAATTACTAATATCAAACCATCTGCACCAAATCATATAGTTATAATAGGCTATGTTATTCACTCTCATATTACGCAAGGTTCTATTTTTGTAAAAGTTGATAACGGTTATGAATTAGAAGAATTGCACAATGTAAGTTCGACCAATTACACAACTCCAATAGATACTGATAGTGTATTAACCTATGACGTTACAAATTCAATTTGGAAAAGATTGACATTAGCTAATTTAAGAACTGATATTTTAGATGGGTTTAATACAGTTAATTTAATTCGTCAAGAATTTACATATACAAGTGGCGCACAAACATTCACATTAAGTGATTCAGCGAGTGCTGTTTATTCGGTTTTTGTGAATGGTCAAGAATTAAGACAAAGCCAATATACAGTTGTAACAACTACCTTAACAATAATTGATACTTTAGAGGCGAGTGATAGAGTTGATGTTATTTATTCAAATGCAACGCTGGGTATTAATCCAAGCTACACAAAAGCAGAAACAGATACTTTATTAAATGCTAAAGTAACTTCAAACACTGCCATTACAGGTGCAACAAAAACAAAAATTACTTATGATGCTAAAGGTTTAGTTACAAGTGGTGCTGATGCAACTACAGCGGACATTGCTGATAGCAGTAATAAAAGATATGTAACAGATGCTAACTTAGTAGTTATTGGTAATACAAGCGGAACAAATACAGGCGACCAAACGTTTTTAAATCCAAGAGTTCAAACAGTTACAAGTTCAGCAACTGTAACACCAGTTTCAACAAACGATTTAGTTGTTATAACTGCTCAGGCTGCTGCATTAACTTTAGCAATCCCAACGGGAACACCAGTACAAGGTCAAGCATTAATGATAAGAATAAAAGACAATGGAACTGCAAGGGGCATAACATGGACAAGCGGTGCAGGTGGTTATAGAGCAATTGGAATTACTTTACCAACAACAACTGTAATAAGCAAAACTACTTATGTAGGGTTAATATATAACTCAACAGATAGCAGATGGGATGCAATTGGAGTAACAACGGAAGCGTAATATGAATTATTATAACTTAATATCAATGATGCCAAAAGCACCTGCATACGATGCGGATGCACAGGCATTTATTACTGCAACGGGTATAAGTGGCACAAATGCAAGTGCAATAAATACTTTAGTAATTGATTTAAAAGCGGCAAGTATATGGACTAAAATGCATGCTCTTTATCCTATAATTGGTGGTTCAGCAACGAGCCACAAAATTAATTTAAAAGACCCGAGGGATTTAGATGCAGCATTTAGGTTATCATTTATAGGTGGAGGTACTCATAGCGCAAATGGTTATTTACCAAATGGAGTTAATTCTTATGCAAATACTTTTTTTAATCCATCTGCAATAACTAATAATAATCACATGTCAATTTATATTAGAACAAATATAAACGAAGCAAAGGAGGATATAGGGATTTTCAGTGGCACAAACGGATTTGGTATTGATTCGAGGGCAGCAAATGTAGCTTATTATTTAAATCATTCAAGTCTTGGTGGTACATTTGTAAGTTTTGCCAATACAGATTCAAGGGGATTTCATATTAATACAAGAAATTCATCATCAAGCCATAAAGGATTTTTAAATGGCGTTTTAAAGGGTACAAATACAGTTGTAGGCACAACTTCAATATCTTTAAATATTTATATCGGTTGCAGAAATAATGGAGGAGTTGCCACTTTTTATTCATCTAAAGAATGCGCCTTTGCTTCAATGGGTGATGGTTTAAGTGATGCAGAAGCCTTATCATTTAGAACAGCAGTTCAAACGTATCAAACAACTTTAGGTCGCCAAGTATGATAACATTAAAAGATATAACAAGAGCAGAATGGACTACCTATGTAGGACTTCTTACAGAAATTCAAAAAGATGAATTAGTAGGGCAATTATATACTGATGATTCTTATTTCAATCCGATACAAGACCTTAATAATAATTGGGTTATTTCAGTTGAAGAAATGGAATTTTGCACAAATGAATTATTTTTTTGGGTTAAAGATTTGCCGTTAATTATATACGAGCCAAAAACTGAACCACCATTCCCACCGATTAAATTATAAAACATGATAACAACGAATAAAATACCATTAGGGCAATTAGAAAGCGAAGTAAGCCAAACGATAACCAACGGAGTAACAGATAAAGCACCAAGTGAGGATGCGGTGTTTGATGCGTTAGCTTTGAAACAAAACTCTTTTACATTTTCTTGCTCTTTACCCTCCAGTAGTCCTGCTGATTCTACAACTTATTATTTCGGTGCAAGACCAGTTGTTTTAACTCAAAATACATCTGCTAATGCCAATAGATTTTGGATTCCAAATGGATATACAAAAATTGATTTGGTTGGTGTTGCTTTTATAACTACGGGTGCTGGGTCAAGTGAAAATGTTGATTTATATTTAAGGCTTAATAATACTACTGATTATTTAATAGGTACTTTTCCTATTATTATTTCTACTACAGGCAATCCTTTTGTTTTTTTATCACCAAATATAAGTGGATTAACTTCCTCAGATTTTTTTGAGTTTAAAGTAGTTTGCCCTGCATGGGTTACAAATCCAACTTCAATTACTACTAATTTATTTGCTAAAATTTCTATATGAAAGAATATATTATAAAATACGAACCTATTAAAATAAATAAGGTTGTAATAAATAAATGGAATATTTACTATTTAATTGATGGTAATTTTGAAACTATAGAATTTTATAAAGACGATTTAAGAGTTTTAGAAATAAGAGAGGGATATTTAAAGCACAAAGATAGTTTATGATGCAAGAAATTGATAACACTAACAACAATTTAATACTTGGATTTGCTGTATTTTCTTTTAAAGTATTGGCGGTGTTAAGTATGCACGAGGGCTTAGATTTGGCTTTAACTTGCTTATCTATTATTTCAGTTATATTGCTAATCGTGATTAACTTTAAAAAAGCTTGGAATGTAATTTTTAAACCAAAAACAAAAGAAGATGAAAATTAAAGTAGTACGTCAAGTGTTTACCGACAAAAGTACAATCGGTTCTTTGTATGTAAATGATGTATTTTTTTGCTATACTTTAGAAGATAAAGATAGGGGATTAGACCAAAGTCAATCACTTATAATGATTCAAGCTAAAAAGCTGTTTGGTATTACTGCCATTCCTTATGGCAAGTATCCTTTAATCGTAAACAAGTCCCCAAAGTTTGGGCGGTTGTTGCCCCGTTTACAAGGTATAAAAGGTTTTGATGGGGTTTTAATACATCGTGGCAACAGTGCTGAACATTCACATGGTTGTATTTTAGTAGGCTATAAAAAGGGAGTTGATTGTATAATGGAGAGTACTAAGGCTGAGGCTGACTTAATTACTATTTTACAAAGAGAAAGTACACATACAATTGAAATAGTAAAATGAAAAAAATACTAAATGATTTTAAAAACAATCTAAGCGGATCGTTTAAGTTTGACAAAGGCGGTTACTCAGCAAGAAAACTAACAAGTGCAACTATTATATTAATGGTTGTAATTGCTCATTCGATTTGGCTAAAGCATTGTTTTGTTCATGAAGATTTTAGCCTACTAAGTGAGGTGTTGATTATTGATTATGGCTTTGTTGCTGCATTGTTAGGCATGACAACTTATAGCCAAAACGTATTAAATAAACAAAATAAAAATGACACTAAAGCTGAATAAACAAATGGTAGTACTGGCGGTTGCTATATTGGTGGTTTGCTTATTGCTATTTGATAAGTGCCAAAACAAAGGCGAGGTTATTACCCACAATGGTACTGATAGCTTAAAGCAAGTAATTGCCAGTCAAACAAGGATAAAGGATAGTTTACTAATAGCGGTTAAAAAAAAAGATACTTTAAGAGTTGAGGTAATTAAGAGGTATAAAGTACTAAAACACGATACTATTTATGCTAACATTTGCGCTCCTATAATTAAATTATGCGATTCTATAATATTAGTTGATTCTTCATTAATAACCGATTTAAAGCACGTTATTAAAGTTGATAGCGGAATAATAGCCAACTACAAAAAAGTAGCTGAAACGGATTCCAATACAATCGTGGGGCTTAATAATGAGGTTAAGAAACACAAAAAGCATAAACGCTGGTTAATCGGTGGGTTAATTGCAACGGGTGTTATTGCTATACTGAAATAAAATGTCTAAAACATTCTTAGTTGACTTTTAAAGTCATTAAACCTCTTTTCTTGTTTCTCATAATATTCTTGGTCAATTTCAAATCCTACAAAATTAAAGCCATTTTTATACGCTGCAATCCTACTGCTTCCGCTTCCTAAATGAGTATCTAAAATCAAATCGCCTTCTTTGGCATATTTTGAAAGTAACCAATCGTATAATGCAACAGGCTTTTGTGTTGGGTGTATTCTTTGCTCTTTGTCCTTCATATTTCCTTGAAGCATTCCAGCCCAGCGAAATTTAAAACGCCTTACTGTAGTACCAAAAGAAGCCCAAGCCATTTCACAATCAGCAAAATCATTTTCGCCATTCTCTTTATCCCAAATTATCCAACAGCTACTATCATAAGGCATACGGCTAATAAAGTGATTTGCACCCCATACGATTTGATTTTTAGAAATTCTAAAAAGTTCTTTAAAATATTCAACTTTCGGTGGTTCTTTATCCCAATCCTTTGGAGTATATTTTTGTGCTTTAGCTTGTTTACTTCTACTGTGATTTTTTGCACCATCTTCTCTTATCCCATAAGGCGGGTCAACTATTGCCAAATCAAAATGGTTATCTGCATAGCGTTTTAAAGCCGTTACACAATCTTCTAAATAAACCTCCGATAATGGTTCTTTGATTTTTAGATTGAGCATACTTTTGAATATATTGATGAAAGGTTATTAACTTTGTCTAAATTGCATAGCGTTGGGTTCTTATGATAGTTATTAATAGCCTCAAATGTTTCTTTCTCAATTTCTTTAACCCGTTCTAAAGTTACAAAGAAACTCATTTCTACATTCTCATTTGTTAAATGATTCATAATACCACTTACTCTATTAATAGTAGTACCGATTGCCTTTGCTATTTTATCATGTGAGTTACCATCCATAATCATTTTCTTAACTGTTCTTATTTCGTATGCGGTTGCTTCCATTGTTTACTTTTTTAGGTTGTTAATAATTGCTTCTTTTACATTATCGTATATAAAGCCTAAGTCATCAATAGCTCTTTCAATTTCCTCTATTGAGTAGGATTTCTTATCAACTATTTCGTTGTGAATATCGCAGTGATAAGTTTGCCACTTGCTACCTTCACCAAGTCTAAAGCATTTACATTCTTTCATTTTATTAAAGTTTAGATTTTAAATACTCTATTTGGTTGGTGACGGATTGGATTCTTTCGTTTTTGTAAATAGTGTACCATTTATTTACAATCAATGGCATTAATTTTACTTCCTCCAAAACAGACTGCCTGTCCTGAATGGCTAATTCAACGATAAATTTATAAGTTACTATAATGCCTTCGTTATACATTAACATAGCATTTATAGTTGTAATTACAATATCCGCTTCTTGTTTTTGTTCTTCTGTAATCATGGGGTTATTTGGTTAAATAATTTCAAATTTTGTATTGTGTCCACAAAAGTAATAACGCTTTTATTTTATATATTTCCATAGTTGTTGTTTACTTTGTTTGTTGTTTATTTGTTTAAAAAGTTAATTAATTCTACTGGCGGCATGGTTTCTATTATTGAATCCTGCATTGCATCAATCTCAAATAGCTGCTCAATAGTTAGGCTATCTCTATGCTGTTTTAACTCATATTGGTTAATCGTGTAGGCTTTACTTTCATTAGCTGAAAGAAGATAGCCAATCCAACATGATAGCCCTACAATTGTAGATAGGGCTAAAATGTTAGTTAGTTTAGTTAGTTGGCTCATTTTAATTGCAAATTTTTATTAGTAACTAATACAGCACCCTCAACTTCAACACCTTGCTTAATAGCCTCTTTAATAGCTGTTTTGTTAGGTGCGGTTGTGGTTTTAGTAGTTAAATATTCAGGTGCTAATTGAGCCTCATTTACTATCTCAACTGATTCACTTTTACGGAACGATAATTTTAAAAAGCTGCTATCAACTTTCTCGATTCCATAAAGCTGCATAGCATTACTTATAGCTGTTTCCATGCGTTCAATAGCTTTCTCATTACGTTTCTTAATGTCAGTTAATCGTTTGATTTCTTCATTAACAGCATTTACTTCATGCCCTAATTGTTTAATCACATAGCCATAATTAACTGCTTTCTCTTGGAGTTGCTCTTGGTTTACTTCTAAAGCATCAATAAGTTCCTGAGTAAGTTCCCCATCATTAGCACAAAGTTCAGATGCAATGTGTAGGTATTGTTGTTGTATGTTAAATAAGTTCATAATTATTTGTTTTTTAAATTAGTTAATACTTCTACTGCTTTGTTAAATCTAAGGTCAAATTCTTCTTTAGTCGTGTACTCACTTTCCTTGTGAAATACATTACCCTCAATTAACATTAGACATTGGATTTGAGGGTAATCACCTTCTGCTGTTACCGAAATAACATTATCCTTATCTATTGCATAGTAGTAAAATCTACCATGTTGAACTCTGTAAAACGGGAAGGTAATTTCTATATCTTCCGTTACTGCTGGTTGTAATACTCTTGTGATTTTCATTTTGTTTAGTTTAAAAGTTTAGTTAATTCGTCTAATTGTGGTTTCAAAAGTGTGTATTTAGTCAATGCAGCCTTAACCTTATCTTTCTCACCTTTAGCAATAGCATCTAACATAGCAGCAAAAGCCTTATCTGTTAGCGGTGGTAACTCGGTTGCAGTAGCTGAAAAATGTTTAGGCGGTTCAGTCATTGGCTTTACTTCAACTTTCTTATTATCATTGTCAGCATCTTGCTCGGTTTCATCTATTAAGAATAAACCATTTAAAGCGTATTTACGAGCGTAACTCGATGCTGTTCCGGTGGTTTGTTCAGCACTCATACCTTTATGTTCTGAAAGTTCAGCAAAGCCATAAACAAAAATATTTGCTTCACCTACCCAAAGCGATGCGGTTGCTTTTAAGAATAGTTTATTACCAATAGCCTCTATATTATCGGTAAGGGTTAATAATCCACCATGTTTAAATAGAATAGGTTTTACAGCTTCTAAAATATCTTCAGCACTTCTGTATTTGTAATTGCCAAATTTATTTAAGTTTCCCTTTGGTACTTTTAATTCGTTTTGGATTTTGATTAGTTCTGTCATTTTGTTTAGTTTAGAATGGTGAATTTTGAGTTAGTTTAAAAATAGTTAGTGAATTGTAATAGCGACCTTTGCTCTCTCTGCCATTTAAGTTCGCTACGATAGTAACAATATCACCTACATTAACGCTATCCAATAGGCTTATCTTATCGTTGATAGCTTGGATGCTTATATCCTGAGGATACTTGCTGTCTTGGTCAATTGTTAGCACCACTTCTTTTTTGGCAAATTTGTCGGTTACTTGCTCGGTTGCATTTAGCACCTTTACTGTTCCTTTGATTTCAATCGTCATTTTGTTTTTGTTTTTAGTTGTTAATTTACTTATTTATTATTTCTAATGAATCTTTTACGCTTTTTTGTAACTTAATAAGTGGTTCGCCTTTTACTAATTTAAACCACCATTCGCTTGTATCTTCTAAATCAAAATCATAAGAAAATGTAACCGCTGCATAGTTGTCGTAAACTTGAACAGCAAAGCTATATTCTTTTCTTGGCTTTATTTCACATTCAGTTATGTAGCTATCAATAACTCCGTAAATGTAATCTTTTGTGAATTTTCTCATCGTTTAGATTGATTTGTGATTATTAATAATTTTTGAATGTAATCTTTTAGTTGCTGACTTATAGCCTCTGTCTTGTGATTTGATTAGATCATAAGTTGGCGCATCTGTAAAGTGCATTAAGATCTCTTTACCATAATAAAGAGTTGATGCTGTCCATTGTCCGTAACCTACTTGTCTGAATGTGATTTGATTTTTCATATTGTTTAGTTTATTAATTTATTCCACAAATATAACGTTATTTATTTAATCACCAAAAAAAAGATATTAACTTAAAATTGTTAATAATTATAACGTTATATTTAATTAATTATTTGTAGTTTTGCAAAATGAAAATACTAAATTTATACGCTTGTTTAGGTGGCAACCGATACAAATGGAATGAAGTAAATAACGATATTGAAGTAACTGCTATTGAACTTGACCCCGAAGCTGCACGATTATATAAAGAGCGGTTTCCAAATGATAATGTAATTGTAGCAGATGCTCACCAATATTTGTTAGACCACTTTAAAGAGTTTGATTTTATATGGAGTTCACCGCCTTGCCCTAGTCATAGTAGAGCAAGGTTTGCCCGTAAAAACACAACATCAGCCATTTACCCTGACTTAAAACTATATGAAGAAATAATATTTTTACAAAATTATTTTGAAGGTAAATATTGCATTGAAAATGTTATACCATACTATGAGCCTTTAATACCAGCAAAGAAAATAGGTAGGCATTTATATTGGACTAATTTTTCTATACCAAATGATTTAGGAGAAAGAAAACATAGTATAATGGAATCAAAAGACGAAGTAAGCAAGTGGTGTGAATTTCACGATTACGATTTTAGAAAGTATAAAGGCGAACAATCAGTACAAAAAATGGCTCGTAACTTAGTAGATTATGAAGCTGGGAAAACTATTTTTGAAACTGCATTAGGAATAATTAAAAAAAGTAAATCAACACAATTAACATTAATATAAACAAATATGAAACTATCAGAGGAACACGTTAAATACTACGATCTAAAAAAAGTACATGGCTCACAAAAAAAGCTAATGGCACTATGTGGAGTTAAATACCAGTCCACAATGTCAGAAATACTTAAAGGACATCGGCACGTTGCCCCTGCTAAAATTGGGGTTATTATTGACTATCTTAATGGGTTGTAACGATCCGCCGCTTGTAGCAGTTGGGAAAAATAAGCCAAGACATTAAATTAATAACTAATAAAACCAAGTACAAAATGGAGATTGAATTTAAGACTGATACCCAATTGCTACAAACGGCTGTTAGCACTTGTACGGGTAATTTACTTGAACTTTTTGCAGGTTCTCGATGTATGGGGCAAGAAGCCGAAAGTTTAGGAATGAATGTTTTTTCAGTTGATTGGACAAATTACGAAAATATAGATTTATCAATTGATATTGAAAATTTGAATAAAGAACAAGTTCCATTTATACCAAGCCACGTACACGCTTCGTTTGATTGCACAACTTATACTATTGCTGCAATAAGCACTCATAGAAATGGAACAGAACCGAAAAGCGAATATGCTAAAAAATGCGACAAGGTAAATCAACACGTAATTTCATTAATTAAAGATTGGTTAAAAATCAATCCTAAAATGACTTTTACTTTTGAAAATCCAAGAGGAATGTTAAGACATATGCCGTTTATGCAAGAATTTACAAGGCACACCGTTTGGTATTGCCAATATGGAGATGATAGAGCAAAACCAACAGATATATGGACTAATTTAAAAAATTGGAAACCAAAAGAAATGTGCAGAAATTACAAATATGATAAAGATGGAAATATCATTGATAAACATTGCCACCACGAAAGCGCAAGACGTGGAGCAAAAACAGGAACGCAAGGTAAAAAAGGAAGTTACGAACGATCTAAAATGCCAAAACAATTATGTCACGACTTACTGAAATCGTCTTTAGAAACGATAAACGTAGTATAAGTGCTAACGTTTACGGCTTGGCGAAGTGGGGGAATTATACCACAAAAGCCGATTAGAATTACTAATGTTAAATAACAGATAAAAGATGATAGAAAGCAGTCAGCCCCCATTTTGCCAAACCGATGTTAGCGGTAGTATAAATGTTACAGCAGGTCGGAATGAAAGATATAGACAAGTTCATTCAAATTCAAAATGGTTTGATAGTTCAGAATACTTTATAATAAAAGACGATTTGGAATGTATAACGATTAAAAAATGTGGATTACAAATTCCTAAAAATGCCCAGAAATTCACATCGTCTCGACATTTTATGTATGTATCTGAATTGCCATTAGGTAGATTTGAATTTGATGTTGAGGAAAGTTCGGAGGATGAGTTGGTGATATATTACCGCTAACGGTTAACGCTTGTGGCAGTGGCGATTTGGAACACTACACTTGCTTGGCAGATAAAAATAAAATTGAAAAACAAAACTTAATATAAACCACAGACCGCCATTGCCTACAAGCGTATGTTAGTGGCTGGTTTTAAAAATGATTGCGATGGAAATATCAAAACCAATAAGCCCGAAAGATACAGAGCGAGAGCCTGAATATGATTTGAATAAGGCGATAGAATACATAAATTCAAAATTAATACTTAGAGATTGGCATGACCAAATATTTGAACAATGGAAAGGGTATCATGCCATAATTCTATCGCCTTATGGGGCATACATTAAAGTGATGGATAGAGTTGTAGAGAAATTCAAATCAGAAGGGTGGGATTGCAAATGGAGTAGCGCTTATGATGCGAGAGGCCCACATTATTGCTTCTACGTGAGCGAGAGCCATTTTTAAAACTTGCCACTAACTACTCGCTAACCGCAACAAATATTATAATAAAATGAAACAATATACTGAAAGGCAAACAATTATGATTAGCAAAAAACAAGCTGAAAGTTTAGCTATTTTAAAAACATACGATGTAAATGTTAGCCAATTTATAAGAATTGCAATAAAAGAGAAACTCCAAAAAGATTGGAAGCAAATAAAAGAACGTAAAGAAATAATTAAAATGCCTTTTTGATATGAAAAGCCTCTCAGAAATGGGGGGCTTTTTTGTTTTGTACTGATGAAATACCTATAAACATTGAGAAAGTACGATAAAGTACAAAAGTACGATAAAAAGCTACTATTACCCCCTACTATAAGGGAACATATTGTGTGTGTGTATATTTATGTATATTTACACAAACGCAAAACTTTTTTTACAATTTAACATTTAAAAGCTGAAAATTATCGTACTATCGTACTTTTATGCTTGTAACCATTGTAAACATTATATTTTTATCAGTACGATTTAAGTACACTAAAAAAAATTATCGTACTTTGTATTTTGTATTATAATATTTATTACATTTGCAAAATCGGAGTCGTAAACCGAACATATCTCTAACATTAAAACATTATAAACCATAATGCTTATTACTTGGGGTTAGAGCCAGGTTGGAGTTTACAACTCAAAATAAGCAGTATGGTTTTTTTTATTTAAAACAATTATGAAAGTAAGTTATTTTAAAAGCAATAAAGCAGTTACACCTGATGAAAGGCCAAAAGATGTTTCCTATTATTTAGATAGGATTCAAAGTGGAACACATAAGAAATTAATTACAGATTTAAGGACTGAGGTTAATCCTGACAAGAAAAAGCAATTAAAGAATAAATTACCAGGTGTTACTTTTTGCGGTACTTTTTCATCGAGAAAAAAGGAAAAACTAAAACAAGGTAGTGGACTTGCTATTTTAGATTTTGATAAATTAAATGATGCTTTTCAGTTTAAAGAAGATCTAAAGTCAAATGATTTTATCATGGCAGCTTGGATTAGTCCAAGTGGTAATGGAGTAAAAGCACTTGTTAAGATACCTGTTATTGAGAATGATAACGAATATAAGTTTATTTTTAAGCAGGTTAAAGAGATGTTTCCATTATTAGATGATAGTGGCTCAGATATTACGAGGTTGTGTTATGAAAGTTATGATGCTGATATTTACATAAACTTAGATTCTGAGAAGTTTATTCCTTTATATTCTGAAAAACCTATTGAGGTTATTAATTTAGGAGCAATTACAAATGTTCCTTTAATAGATAATGATGAAATAGCTAATAGATTAATTAAATGGTTTAAATCAAAGTTTGATAATAATGCAAGAAATTCAAGTCTTTTTAAGTTGGCCATTGCTTTTAATGACTTTGGAGTTGATAAGATGGTTTGCCAAAGATACCTTCTTAACTTTACTCAAAACGATTTTACAGAAAATGAGATAAATTCATTAATAACATCAGCTTATAAAAACTCAGCTAACTTTGGTAGTAAGCAATTTGAAGATAAAGAAAAGAGAAAACAAATTGAAAATGCAGTATTAAGTGGTAAAAAGGAAAGTGATGTTATAATTAAATTTAAGGAGGTAAATACTGAAAGTTTAGTAAAAGAGATTAAGCTAATTAAAGATAACATTAAGTTTGATGAGTTTTGGAAGTTAGATAAAGAAGGTGAAATAAAGATACTTCCTTACCGATTAAAGCTATATCTCGAAAATCTAAACTATTATAAGTTTTACCCATCTGAGAAAACAAAGACTTTTATTTTTGTAAAAAAGGAAGGTAATTTTTTAGATATATTAACTGAGTATCAAATAAAAGATGAGGTACTAACTAACCTGGTTATTAAAAACCAAATTGATGCTTTTGATGTTGTGGCCGATAAAACAAGAATTTTTACTAATAACTACCTATCCATGATTGATACTGCTAATGTAGTAATGGATAAAGATAGTAATGATTTTGCCATGATTTATTACCAAAACCTGGCACTTAAAATAAACAAGGATTCTATTGAAAAGATTGATTACGATAGTATGAGTTCTTTTGTTTGGAAGTCCCAAGTTATTAAACGTGATTATGTTGATGTTGACCATCACGAAAGTCAGTTTAGAAGTTTTATTTGGTTTGCAAGTGGCCAAAATAGAGAAAAATATAACACAATGAAGTCTGTAATAGGTTACTTATTACACTCACATAAAACTGCAAGTAATAATAAGGCTATTATTTTTAATGATGAAACAATTAGCGATACTCCAAATGGTGGCAGCGGTAAGGGTATTATTATTAATGGTATTGGCCACATGAAAAAAACCTCAACAATTGATGGTAAAACTTTTGATTTTAATAAATCATTTGCATTTCAGACTGTAAACACAGACACCCAAGTACTTGCATTTGATGATGTTAGAAAGAACTTTGACTTTGAAAGATTGTTTTCAGTAATTACTGAGGGTATAACAATTGAATATAAAGGCAAGGATGCTATTAAGATACCAGTGCAGGATAGTCCTAAAATTATTATATCAACTAACTATACTATTAAATCAGATGGTGGCAGCTTTCAGAGAAGGATATTTGAAATAGAGATGAGCGATTACTTTGGAGTGCATCACACACCATTAGACCAGTTTGGTAACCTACTTTATGATGAGTGGAATATTGATGAGTGGAATAGGTTTGATAAGTTTATGATTAACTGCCTACAATATTACTTACAAAACGGATTGGTAAAGTCTAAAACAAACAACTTGGAGTTAAGGAAATTCATAAATGAAACGAGCCAAGAGTTCTATGAGTGGACTAATGATAATCCAATAAGCCATAATATTAGAATAGTTAAGAATGATTTTATGATTGCTTTCTCAAACGAGTATCCAGATAGTAAGAAGTTTGTTACAAATAGAACTTTTATTAAGTGGATTAAAAAGTACTGTGAGTATAAAAAGGAAAAGTACGTTGAAGGGAATAGCAATGGCCAACGTTGGTTTATGATTGAAAATAATAATAATATAGTAAGTAACGAACTTTTAGAAGATCCTTTTTAATATGCTTAGAGATTATCAATGGCAATCAATTCAAGATATTGAAAGTTGCACAGAAAAAAACGTACTATTACAATTACCTACTGGAGCAGGAAAGACATTTACATTCTGCGAGATTGCCAAAAGGTTTTTTGCTATTGAAGTTAAAAAGATACTAATTTTAGTACATAGGACTGAATTACTTGAACAAGCAAAAAAGTCTTTAGGCGAAAGATGTTTCTCAATTTCAGATGGAATAAAGGTAATACCTAATAATTATGATTATTATGTAGGCATGGTTGAAACAATACATAGAAGGATTAATAAACTTCCAAAGTTTGGGCTTGTTATTATTGATGAGTGCCACATTGGAAACTTTAAAAAGATGCCTTTTTTTAATGATGAAAATGTAAAAGTATTGGGTGTAACTGCCACACCAATTGGAACAGAGCCATTATGTAATGTATATCAAAAATTATTAATGCCTACTACAATTTCAAATTTAATTGAAAGTGGTTATTTATTAAATGCTAAAGCTTATGGAGTTGCATCTGATGTTGTTGGTGTTCAGAAGTTTAAAACAAAAGGAGGCGATTTTGATACAAATCAATTAGACCAGTTTTATTCATCAGAGCAAATGGTTTTTAATGTATTAAAGGCATACAGGGAATATTCTTTAGATAAGAAAGCACTTATATTCAATGTTAATATTAACCATAATAATTGTGTCTATAATGCTTTTAAAAACGACGGTTATAATGTTTATTATTTAGACGGATTAACTCCTGCAAACGAAAGGAAGGATATACTTCAAAAGTTTAAATTAGAAGATGATGCCATACTATGTAATGTTGGTGTGCTTACTACTGGCTTTGATGAGCCAAGTGTTAAAACTATATTCTTAAACAGAGCAACTAAATCACTTGCTTTATATCTTCAAATGATTGGCAGAGGTTCAAGGCTTTATGAAGGTAAGGAGCATTTTACAATAATAGATTTAGGTAAAAATACTGATAGGTTTGGTTTTTATGATGACTATTACGATTGGGAAAAGTATTTTAAACAAGGCACTAAATCAGATGGTAATGGAGTTATGCCATCAAAAGAATGTCCAAAGTGTAGTTTTATTCAACATACAAGAAAGTTGATATGTGAGAATTGTGGCCATAGCTTTGAAGAAGAAAAAGCAAAGCAAGATGCACAAGAAAAAGAACAGAAACTATATTTGCTTATCAAAAAAAATCCTATCAATATACCAACAGAAAGGCTTTATGAAGTAGCCGCAGAGAAAGGATGGAAGGAATACGCTATACTTCACAAGGTGGCTGAACATATTGTTAATTACCAAAACAAGCATAAAGAATTAGTAACTAATGAATATTGTGAAAATATTAGTCTAATTGAGTTATCTAAATGGTGCAAGAAATACAATAAAAAAAACAATCATTGGCATAGAAATTTTATAACAACTTTAATAAATGAAAAGCGAAAACTACTTACAGCAACAGATTTACCTTTGGTTCAACAATAACTATTGCTTAACAAATAATCCAAACAGAGGCTTAATATTCTCAATTCCCAATGGCGGAACAAGGAATATTCGTGAGGCTATGACTTTTAAAGCAACTGGACTTTTAAAGGGTGCATCCGATTTGGTCGTAATATTCCCGAATGGTAAACTATGCTTTATTGAATTAAAGACTGACAAAGGTATTCAAAGTGCTGAACAAAAGGATTTTGAGCAAAGAATAACAAAAGCTGGTTACGAGTATCATTTGATTAGGTCTTTAGATCAATTTAAGGAGTTGACCCATTTTAACAACTTATTGAAATAATTTGTATATTTGCTTGTTTTTATCAATAATAAACAATGGCATTTAAGAAAGGACAAAGCGGCAATCCTAATGGTAGAGGTGTAGGAGTGTTAAGCGAAAAGGTAAAAGCTTGGGAACAGTTAGGCGATTTTATTACTGATGCTGGTGCTATTCGTGTTAAACAGATACTTGCTACTTGCGATGAAGAAACATTCTTAAAGTATTATGGTCAATTTATGGAATACTTTAAACCAAAACTATCACGCTCAGAGGCAAAGGTTGATGCGAGTTTAAATATGCAAGGCAGCTTAACAATACAAGTTTTAAACGAATCGGATAACGAGGCAATAAATAAACTTTGAAAACTACACACGTATTTAGTAAGTTAGTTCAAGCAGATGAAAGAGTTGTTATAAGTCAGGGAGGTACTTCATCTTCTAAAACTTATTCAATGCTTCAATTGCTTTATTTAATAGCTTTTAAAAAGCAGGGTGTTATAATATCAATTGTATCAGAAACGCTCCCACATTTAAAGCGTGGCGCAATGAGGGACTTTTTTAAGATACTATTAGCTGATGGGCTTTACTCTGAAAAATACCACGATAAAACAAATAACATTTACCGAGTAGGTGAAAGCATGATTGAGTTCTTTAGTGCTGATAGTGGCGATAAGGTAAGAGGTGCGAGAAGGGATTATCTATTTATTAATGAGTGTAATAACGTTTCATTTGAAACTTATAACCAGTTAGAGGTTAGAACAAAGAATCAAATTTTTTTAGATTATAACCCATCACATGAGTTTTGGGTGCATGAATATCTTTTAAAAGATTCAATTAACCACCGATTTATTAAATCAACATACAGGGATAACCCATACTTAGATGAAAACATTGTTAAGTCAATCGAAAGCAGAAGGCATATAGACCCAAATTGGTGGCGAGTGTTTGGTGAGGGTGAGTTAGGGTTTAGTGAATCAATTATATTTACCCATTGGAAACAATGTAAGGTAGTACCAGTAGGTAATGTTGTTTATGGTTTGGACTTTGGCTACAACCATCCAACAGTATTAGTTAAGGTTACTGAGGCTGATGGAATTTACTATGCTGAGCAATTACTTTATGAAAGCCATTTAACAAATCAACAGCTAATTGAAAAGCTAAAGGTATTAATACCTAATCGAACAGCTGACATTTGGGCTGACTACTCACGACCTGAGCAAATAAGGGAAATATATTTAGCAGGGTTTAATATCAAAGATGCCAACAAAGATGTTAAGAAGGGAATAGATAGCGTTAAGTCTAAAGAACTATTTATACATGAAGCAAGTGTTGAGGGAATAAAAGAGATGAGGTCTTATTCATGGAAGAAAGATAGGAACGATAAGATGTTAGAAGAACCAATAAAGGCTAATGATGACTTTGTTGATGCGTTACGTTATGCCATTCATTCAAGCACTTATGCAAAAGTTGGATTCATGAAACCAAGATTAAGTAATTTAGGTCAAAATAATTATTAAATTTGCATTATGATTAAAGTAATTATCAAAGGTAAAGAATACGATGTGCCAGTATCATGGTCAGAAATTAGCTACGTTAAAGGTGTTGAGGTTATCGAATTAGCAAAACAGGATAAGACAGATGAAATACTTTGCGCTTTAATTGGTATTGATATTGAATCATTGCACAGCTTAAAGGCTGATAGTGCTGCTAAGTTGTTTGCGCTAACTGAGTTTGTTTTAGATTTATCTATAATGGATAACGATTTACCACAAGATAAGTATAAGGATATTGATTATGGCAGCTTACCTTATGGAGATACTGAGGCTATAAGAATAATAATTAACAATGGTAAGGAAAAAGACTTTATGCAGTTAGCACCTGATCTACTAAAAAAGATAACTGGTGATGACATTAGCAACGAACCATTCAGCGAGGTAATTGGTAGCGTAGGTTTTTTTTTAAATCAATGGATGGATTTTACAAAAAATACTCAGAACTTAACGAAAGCGAAGTTGACCAACGTTCAGAACTCGCAGGAGTTAGAAGGCTCGAACGATTCGGAAGTTTTGGAACTTGGGTAGAGTTAGCAAGGCGAGGTGCTTTAGGTTCTACAATAGATGAAGTACTAAAGCAACCTACTAGAGTAGTTTATAACCTTATGCTTTACGATAAGCTAAAGGCTCAATATGAAAGTAACTTAATGAAACAAAAGTAATGGCAATAAGTAAGAGTAAAAACAAAAGGAACTTAGCTAAACGCAAGATAAGAAAACAAAACGAGTTAAAGGCTGAGCAACTTCATAACGCTGTTGTAATTGCTGCCATGACAAATACTTACGAAAATAGATTAAACGAATTATTAAAACAAAATCAAAATGACATTAGTTGAATCAATTAGAGAATCAATAAACAATTGTACGGATATAAAGAACGCTATGTTTGTTTATGGTCGTGAATCCGATACAGCATTAGAAGCCGCAAAGGAACAGAACATAGGTACATTTGTTTATTTAGAACCAATTAGCAAAACTATTGCAGTTGAAGATTCAACTCAAACAGCTAACATAGTAATTGGTTTCTTAACCCAAGACGAACCCGATAGCGCAAGTGATGCTGAGGTAAGCGAGGAAAGTACCTTATCAATGGAGGAAAAGGTTTACGATATGGAAACCGCTGCCAGTCTTTGGCTTAATTACTTCTTTGACAATTACACTTATCGAATTAATGGAGCGTACACATTAGCACCTGTATTTAGAATTAAAAACGTAATGACAGGAGTATTATTGACCTTTAGCCTAATAGAGCCTAAACAATGTTAACACTATCACAGCAAGTTATATTTGAGGATTTAGCTAAGAAGTTAGTAGCTGAGATTAAACATATCTTAAAGACTAGAAACATACCACGTAAATCAGTACGTTATGAGAAAGGTGAAAGGATAACCAGTAACTTTTCAGCACCCGTTAGCGCAACTGGTCGCTTAGCTGAATCGGTTAAGTTTGAGATAACAGAAGATGCAATACTAATAAAAGCGGAATCCTACATTTACACTTTAATATATGGAAGGAAACCAACACAATCAAAAGGCGGTTGGTCAAATGCTCAAGAGGATATCAAGAAGTGGATAAGAGCAAAGGGCATTCAATCCGATATTAGTGAGAATCAATTAGCTTTTTTAATTACAAGAAAGATAACAAGAGAGGGAAACTCAATCTATTTATTTAGTGGAAGCAATAACTCAGGGCTTCTAAATAATGTATTAAGTGATGCGCTAAAAAATGAATTTAGTGGTAAATTTACAAAAGATTTAAAAGAGGGAATAATACAGAAGTTTAATGGCAACCAACTTAACACTTAATACGCAGCCCGAACTTTGGAATAGTGCTTATTCCGATATTACTTATTTATTTGACTTTAATAATGAAACAATAACGGGTGTTACTGAGCCAAGCGTTGGAAGTATTAGAGTAACAATTAGTGGAACGTGGGATATTAATCCAAGCGTTAATCAATACCTTTACATTGATAGCGGTGCTTACTTAGGTGTTCATCGTGTTTTAAGTTCAACTAATACAACTGTTGATTTAAAAACAACTTACACAACAACGCAAACAAGCGGAAACGCAAAGTCTTTACGCTCACCAACATTTAGCTTGTACAAAGGTTTTAAGGCAAATGAAGATTTCCCACAAGAACTTCCTTACATTTTAGTTGGAAACTTTAACATGCTTTTTAATTCAAACTATCAACTCGAGTTAAATATAAAAGGATTAATACAAAGAATATTTACGATAACAGAACCCGACCTAAATGCTGACTTTGATTTTAGTAGCTTTAATGCTTTTAGATTAGAGTACGATGGATTGGTAACTGATGTTAGATATGCTCTTAATAGTTCAATAACAACAACTGAGTTAAACAATAGTTATTTAGCAAATGGTGCTTACTTAGTGCCAACTGAATTACCTATTATGTTTGATTGTGGTATTTCGTTTATGACTAGGTTTGTAAATGGGTTTCCTACATTGCAGATATATAATGGAGGGGAGCAAACAGTTGTAGGTTTTAGTAATGCTTTTCAAACAAATCAATTTAATCAAGGTTTAGATATAACATAACATGGCAGTAAAAACAAAAGCGCAGATACTTGCAGAGATTGCAAGTTTATTAGCAGATAACTCAACTGGAAATATATCCGCTTTGGATGTACGTACCTGTTTAAACGATATTACAGATAGTTATGGGGAGGAATTAGAAATAAGCGGAACATTAACAGCCGCTCAAATAAATCTATCATATACAACACCTGTTTCCTTAATTGCTGCTCAGGGAGCAAATACAATTATTATACCTAAAAGAACGATATTTATTAGAAATGCGGGGACTGCTTACACAACAACTGGAACTGGTTATATTGAATACAATGGTGGAAATACAATAAATGTTGGAATAACAAATGCAGCATTAATTCAAACAAATAAATATATAGTTGTAAATGCGGATTTTACTAAAGGAATTTTAGTATCATCAAGCGAAAATAAAGCTATTGAATTTACATGCGATGCGGCAATTAGTGGAGGTACAGGAACACTAGATTATTACATTAAATATGAAGTATTAAATTTACCATAATGTCACTATACGATAAAACAATATATCTAAGTGAGAGTGAATTAACGGAAGTTGATTTAGCTTTCTTATACCCATTCAATAGGGTTAAGGTAACATCATCCATACCTGCTTGGTTTATTGATAATAAAGATGTAAATAATTACTCAACGTTTTGGGAAATAACACCTCCTATTAGTTCAACATTTACTTATAACGTAGATGTTTATTCAAGTGATGAACCTACATTGTTAGATACTGCGGTTATTACTTTACTTGTTGCTGATATTTACAATAACATTGCTAATTGCTGTTCCGATACAGATACTAATATAGTTTGGTTTAATCGTCAGGGCGGTTGGCAGAACTACATATTTAATCAACGCTTTGATAATGCTGTTGAAGTGGGCAAAGCATCTACATTTATTAACAACGGGATTGTTAAGTATGCTGACAGAGGTCGAGTGTATAACTCAAAGACTGTTTACATAACAGGATTAAGCAAAACAGAAATAGATTACTTAGATACTTTAAGATACTCCATACAAGCGTATGAGTTTAATCCAAGTACATCAGCGTTTACACCAATCCTATTAGATAGCACAAACTTTAACAAATACAATAGCAAAGAAAATATGTATGAGTTTAATCTTACATACAAGTATGCTACGGAGTTAAACGTACAATTTCAATAAAATGGATATTCTAACAATCAAAATAAACGGGATAGAATTGGATTTATATCCCGATGAAAAGGTCGTGCAAACATTTTCTTTATTTAATTTTAATGATATTACTTCTAGGCAATCGGAATACTCAAATAATTTTAAAGTACCTAAAACAAATAACAATATTACCATAATTGATTATTCGGATTACATTAATAATACTACACCGTTTCCATTTAAAAAAACTAAAGCTGATATATTTATAAATGGTTTTTTATTTAAAGTTGGATTTATTGAACTTATTGAAATAAACGACGATATTAATTTAAGATTTTATACTGGCAACATTGGATATTATGACTTTATTAAACAAAGAAGTCTAAAAGATATTGACATGAATAATAATCCATCACTTATTACAATTTGGGATTTATTTAATGTAACAGGTTCAAGGGCTGCAACTAGCGGAGTTTTTTTTCCTTTAGTTGATTATAACGGAATGTCAGATAGTGGAAACTCAGTTGATGTACGTAGGTTACTACCTGCATACTTTAAACTTTCACTAATAGAAGCCATGACAAAAGATGCAGGTTATTCTTTAGTAAATGAATTAACGGGCGATGCGTTGTTAGCACTTCAAAGCGATATAGTGCCAACAGCAACAAACAAGTTAAATAATGATGCTGATTATATTAACTTAAATAGTTATGAGGGTTCAATGATAGATGGTACTGGAGATACTTTATCACAAGTATTAGGTAATGCGTGGTCATCATTTATAGCATACGAAACAGATACACATACTCTTTCACCTCAATTTTATAAAGCCTTTAATTTTAGCACCCTTGTAAGTGGAAACCCTGATAGGTACGTACAACCATTAAACAACTTAGACTATTATCAATGCGCATTAACTGGTGTTTATAATATTAGCTTTGATTTAGACGTATCGGCTTTATTTTCTGATGATTGGAATTCAATACCTTTATATGATTGTAATAGTACTGCTTATTGGTATGTTCAAATAAATGGAAACTTAGTTTATCAAATAGGTAGCATTAATGTACTTTACGGATACCCTAGCACAAGTGGTAGTGTAAGTGGAAATTTTACGGGTAACACAAACTTAAATTTAAATACTGGAGATATTGTTAGATTGGTTGTTGGTTTTAGTTCACAAATACATGTAGGCTCTTTCCTTGGTTCTATAAGTAATACACATACAGCCTCAGCACGTATATCAAATGGCAGCACCTTTGGTATCGCATTATCTCAAGGAATTACATTTGGCACACAGATTAATCCAGCACAATGTTTACCTGATATAAAGCAAAATGATTTCTTAAAAGATACTTGTATAAGATATTGCATTATTCCATTTGTTGATGAAGATGCTAAGATTGTCTATCTTAAAGAATTTAAAAGTGTAAAAGATAACTTAAATAATTATGTAGATTGGTCAAGTAAAGTTGATGAAACAAACGATGCAGGTTTAACTTTTAAACTTGGCAGCTATGCAAAGAATAATATTTATAAGCATCAAGAAGATAAAAGTGTTGACCCAATACCATTAGGCAGCGATGCTGTTGTAATAGTTCAAAATGAAAACTTAATACAAGAAAAGGTTATTTATCAAAGTCCATTTGCTCCGAGTGAAACAATTACAAAGCTAGTAACTTCTGAAATGATTGCAATTGATTTACACGATGGTACTACTTTTAAAAAAGATGTTAAGCCTAGATGCTGTTACACTAGGTTAGTAAATAGAACCATTAGTTATACAGATGGAACTAACACAACAACAGTAACTACAAATATTCCACATACTTGGTTTATAAGTGGTGCAAGAAATTATAATGCTGGTTTTGAAATTGGTTTATTAACTGATTATAGTGCTGATTTAATTAGCATCATTCAAAATCCTAAAGTCTTAAAAATAGATATTAAACTAACTTTAATTGATATTCTTAACCTTAACTATTTTTACCCAATTTATTTAAGTCAATATAACTCTTACTTTTTTGTTAGTAACGTTAATCAATTTGACTATACAAGTAACGATGCAACAGAAGTTGAACTAATAAAATTAACGTAATGGCAGAAGAAGTAATAATAAAATTTGATATTGGTGTTGCAACAAATAACATTGCACGTTTAGAGGCTGAACTTAAAAAGGTTAAGCAAGAATATAAAGCGGCTGAGATTGGTAGCAAAGATTTCTATAAAGCACAGGATGCTGGTAAGCAATTAACTGAACAGATTAAAAAACAAAACGATGCTTTAAAGGCAAACACTAATGCTTTAAATGGTATTAACTCAGCTGCTAAGTTTGGTAAGGATAGCTATGGAGCATTAAAGCAAAACATAAAAGCTACTAAAGAGGAATTACTTAAATTAGATGTTGGTAGTGAGAAGTTTATTGAAACACAAAAGGATTTAGTTGCTTTAGAGAAAAAACGAATTGATGTTGAGAAACAAATACCTTCTTTATTCCAAGAACGTATTAAGGGTGCTATTGATGAATCTAATACTTTACAAGGGTTAAGGGCTGAGATAAAAAAATATACTGATGCTGTTATTGCAGGTGAGGCAGGAGCAGCGGAGAAACTTGCTGAGTTAAAAGATAAATTAGAAGATGTAAAGGATGCGACTAATACTTTTAAGGGTAGTGGTGTTGAGGCATTGACTAGTTCAATGGGTCAATTAAGGGAATCAATTACTAACTTTGATGGGGGTAAATTTACTACAGCTTTAAAAGGTATTGGGGGTGCAATGAAAGCCATTCCAATATTCTTAATTATAGAGGGAATTAAATTATTAGTTGAAAACTTTGATGATATATTTAACTTTGCTCAATCATTTACAGATAGCGCAAAAGAGGTTAAGAAGTTAACAAAAGAATACGAAGCATTACAAATAGCTAATGCCCGTAATACCGCTGTTATTAGTGCAGCTATCACAGTTCAAGAGGCTGAGTTAAATTTAATGGTTTCACAAGGCGCAAGTAATGATGCTATCTTAAATCAGGAACAAAAAATATACAAAAGCAAATTAGATTTATTAAAAGTAAAGGCTATTGACTTAAAAGCAAGTGGATTACTGGCAATAGCTAAGAAGCAAGAAATATTAGATAACGATTCTGTTTATGAGGCTGCTTTAAGGTTTTCAAAAATAGCAGCTAAAACAAAGGCTGAGGAAAATCTTATTGATTTAGTAATTGCAAAAAACAAAAAAGAACGTGCAGAAGAAGCTGATAAACAAATACAAGAATCATTCAATGGAGCGATAGCCTTAACCGCTGAATTAACTGCATTGCAATTAAATAATAATGCAAAAATAAACACAAGCATTATAGATAAGGCAAACAAATCTATTGATGCCTCACGACAAATTAGACAAGCTGAAATTGATAACATAGAAAATGTTTATCAAAGACAATTAGCACAAATACAATTTGATGAAGATACTGCTTTAGAGGACTTAGCTAAAAATAAAGATTTTTATGCTGAGAAAGCTAAATTAGAAAAGGAAATATTAGAAAAGGCAAGGCAGGAAAATATCATAGCCGAGCGTGAAAATAAAATTCAATTACAAGCTATTGCAAATGAGTTAAGCCAAGCGCAAATAGATTTAATAAAGAATGATTTTGAACGTAATCAAAAACAAATAGCACTCAATGAGAAAATAGCTTTAGAAAATGCTGAGAACACAATTATAAACAATGCTGCTTTATTATTTGAAACTAAGAAAAACATTACAGCTAAGCATGCTGAGGAAGAAAGAAAGTTAGCTTTAGAATATGTTACTAAAGATTTAGAAGCTGAGCAAGAATTAAATATCTTAAAAGCTACTACATACGAGGAACAATTTATTGCAAGGCAAGAACAGTTAGCTGAGCAAATAAAAATAATAAAAGCTAACAAGGCTTTAACCGATAATGAAAAGTTATTAGCTATTGCAGAAATAAATAAAAAAGAAGTTGATTTAGAACGTGAAAAGGTAGAACAAAAGAAAGCGGTAAGGGATGCTGAGATTCAAATTACAGCTGATGCTTTTACCGCATTAAATAACTTAGCTATATTATTTACTGATGACCAAAAAGAGTTGGCAAAACTTTCTAAGATTGGTTCTTTAATTAATATAGCTGCAAACACAGCTACTGCAATAAGCGGATTAACAGCTATTTCATTTAGTCCACTTGACCCTTTAAACTTAGTAAATCCTTTACAGCCTTACATAAAATTAGCAAGTGGTATAGCAGCTATTTCAGCAAATGCAATACAAGCTAAAGCAGTATTAAACTCATTTGAGGAAGGTGGTTATACAGGCGAAGGTCCAGCAAATGAAGTATCAACAAACTTAGGTTCTAAGCCATACACTTACCATAAGAGTGAGTACGTTATACCTGCAAGGGTATTAGGAACTCCGCAGGGTAATATGTTAGCAGCACAAGCTGAATCAATGCGTTTAGGTATGAGTAATCCAATGCCTTATATTGGTGGTATGTTTGATGGGGGCTTTACAGCACGTTCAGCAGGGGCTGAGGCTAACAATACAATCAGTAACAATGCTATGCTTAATCAGTTGTTAGGTAACTTACCTACACCAGTAGTAAGGGTAACTGATATTAATAAAGTGCAAGGAGATTCAATTAGAGTAAGCCAAACAAGTAGCTTATAGATTGTTTTTCTTTTTGTATTCCTCCCAACCAAAAGGGATTTTATCTTTATAATAATTTTTTATTATGTCAGCACCTTTTCGTGATGCTTTAGATTCTTCTTGTTCAATATCACACAGAAATTTATGTAACGATGTACTACCTAAACAAACCTGTATTACTCTAAAGTTTTTTGGCTTTGCCATTTTAATATAATAACTATTAATACAATGCAAATATAAAAAAAATATTCAAATTAATTTTGTGTTTAATGAAAATAGCTAAATTAAATATTGAAGGTTATATCGGTGGGGCGGATATTGTATCTCTATTCTCAGGCGAAGAAACTTTCAACTTATCTAAATATAAAAAGTTTAGAGATTCATTAGAAGATGATGTAACCGATATTCACGTTTTTATTAATAGTGGCGGCGGTTCTGTTGTTGAGGGGTGGGCTATTTACGATGCTTTAAAAACAAGCGGTAAAACAATTACTACTATTGGAGAAGGAATGGTTGGCTCAATAGCTACCATTATTTACATGGCAGGTTCTACTCGAAAACTACACGAAAATTCAAAATTCTTTATTCACAATCCCTACTGGCAACCTACTGAGGCTTCACCAATGGAAGGGGATGCACTTATTAATTTAGGTGAGGATTTAAAAAAAGAGCAACAAAAGATATTAGATTTTTACGCAAACCAAACAGGAACATCAATTGAAAGCATACAGCCTTTAATGCAAAAGGCTACTGACTTAACAAGTGCTGAGGCTGTAAACATGGGTTTTGCAACAGAGATAATTAGTTCAAGTGCTAACTACTATAAGTATCAATTAGTAGCTTACGTTGAGCCTAAGAAAGTAGAACAAACAATTAAAAAACAAACAATGGAAAATAAAACAAATGATTCTTGGATTTCAAGAAAGTTGACAAAGTTAGCTGCTTTGATTAATGGTGTTACTTTAAACATGGAAATGCCTGTAAAGGATTCAGAGGGTAACGATGTTACTTTATTTATTGAATCGGAAACAGAAGATTTAACAGGTAAAGCGGCTTACTTAATTGATGCAGAAGGAAACCAAACGACAGCACCTGATGGAGATTATACAGATGCAGAAGGTCGTACAATTAAAGTTGTAGGTGGATTAGTTACTGAGGTTGTTGCTAAGGCAAAAGAAACTAACGAAACAGCACTAACAATTGAAGAACTTAACGCTAAAATAGCTGAGTTAGAAAATGCAAACACTTCATTAACTTCTGAATTAGAAGCTAAAACAAAAGAGGTTGCATTAATGAATGAGGTTAAAATAGAATTTGAGAACCTAAAAAAGGTTGTTATCGGTAAGAACGTAAAGTTTGAAGATAGCAAACAAGATTTCTCTAAAGAGAATAGCAGCAAAGTAAACTCATACGCTGATCAAATGGCTGCTAGAATTAAAAACAAACACTAATAATTAAAAAACAAATAACAAAATGGCAAACGCAATAACATCAATGACTACCTATACAGGTAAACAAAGCGAGTTCAGAGAACTTGTTATGGAGAAACTACAAGGTTTCTTATCATTAAATGAATTAGGATTCCAAATTATTGAGGATATCCAATCAAACAAAATCATGTACAAAGATGCGTACATGGATAAAATTACACGTAAGCGTGTAGGTTGTAACAACACACAAACAGGAACTGGAGTAGCAATATCTTCATTTACTTTAGCTGTAACAGATATGCAAGCACAATTAGAGCAATGCGCTGATGTATTTGATGCAACAATTGCAGAAGTATTACGTAAAAAAGGTGCTGATATTAACGACTTAACAGGTACTGAGATTGAATCTTATATTCTTGAAAGAGTTGCTGATGCAGCTGCACGTGATATTTTCCGTATCGTTTTATTAGGAGATACAACTTTAACAAACGCTGATTATACAGCTTTTGATGGAGTGTTTAAAAAGGTTAAAGCTGGTTTCTTAGCAACTGATGGAACTGTACGTGTTGCAGCTTCAATCTCTGATTCAGATTTAACAGCGGCTAACTTAGTAGCTACTTTAGATGCTTATGTTACTGCACAACCTGACGAGTTAA